CCGTCCGCCGCAATGATCACATCGCCCTTCCGGATCCCTGCCTGCTGCGCAGGTGTGCCGCTCTCTACCTCCGTGACCATCAGTCCCTCCGCATAGAGCTTGATGCCGACTGTATATCCGCCCGGAACCAGCGCGCGTCCGGCTGCAGCAGTCTGGCAGCACAGCGCAAGCGCAAGAACGAACGCGGCCAGCGCGGCCGGTATTTTTCTATAAAAAATGTTCCGCCTCATGTTCTCATCCTCTCCGCAAAAGTCTCAGCGCCATTATCTTGACCCGCCGAGCCGGAAAGAAACCGCGCATGGCGTATGTAAAAGAAAGTCTGTTTTCCTTGTCATGAATTAGAAATTCTCCGTTTTTCGAGAAAAAAGAAGCGTGTATCGGCAAAAAAGTCCTGCTTTTCCGCTGAAATCCAGAATTGCAGTTTCCATCTCAATTTAATTTCTGCAAAAAAAGAAAAATTAGTCTTGACTTTTCAGAATAAATCGTTATAATAATCATGCGCTTCGGAAAGAAGCTCAGCTAGGGGATTTGTGTAACGGTAGCACACCGGACTCTGACTCCGTTTGCGGGGGTTCGAATCCCTCATCCCCTGCCAGAAAGATTGTCCCGTAATCATTGAAGATTACGGGATTTTCTTTGTATATCAATGATTTTTCGAAATAATTGTCAGTAAGATTTATTTGTTTCCGCGCAGCCAGATTTGCGAAAACATAGCCGAAAATGCGCAAAAATCGGCACGAAAATCGGCACGAAATTGAACGCAAAAATGGGACTGCTAATGCAGTCCCATTCGCTTATTCTGTAGGTGGAAGCATCACATCGTAGTCCGTCAACGCCTCTTTCCGAACGTCTTCTTCGTCCTGAAAAACTCCCATTCCGACAAGCTGCCGCATGAGGTCGTGTATTGCTTCTGTGCGGATCACCCGTTTCTTCTCTGCATAGTAGAATTTCGGGATTTCAAAATAGCTCTCGAAAAACGCTGTCACACGTTGAAGGTAACTACATTCCATCTGTCTTCCCTCCACGCAGTGCGCAAATCAGCGACCACTCTCCATCTGGGATGATCTGCATTGTTTTCCCGTATCCGCTGTGAACTTTGTTGTTGTCGACTGCATCCGGCATCAGAGGTTCGAATACAGTTTGATACTCTGCAAAATCCTCGTTCCACGTTTTCTCAAGCGCTTCAAAAAAGAGTTTTCTCAGGCGTTTGAACTGTCGGCTTCGCTCAAATCCGTCCATTCCCTCCCATTTCATTTTCCACTGCTCCCGAAGCCGTTGTCTCCGCGTTCTGTCTTTTCAAGAGATTCGACCTCAACCAGTTCAGCACGCTCATACGGAATGATAATCAACTGCGCAATCTTGTCCCCTTCCGATACGCAGTACATTTCGTCGCTAGTGTTGACCAGCGTCACCATGATCTCGCCGGTATATCCCACGTCGATTGTTCCGGAGCAAATGATTCCGTGATTCCGAAGGAGGCCGCTCTTGGCTCTGATTGCGCCGAAGTACCCCTTCGGGATTTCGACATGGATGCCGGTGTGGAAGGTGCATCTTCCGCCGGCCGGAATGTAATTTCCCTTTGACGCATATAAATCCATGCCGGCATCGTCCTGGTGCGCATACGTTGGAGTCTTCGCGGACGGTTCTTTCACATAGCGCACACGATTGTCCTCGAATTTTGCATTTTCAAGAAATCTCGCCGCAAGCTGTTCTTGAATACCGTGCATGTCTTCGTGCTGCTGCATGAGTGCGCCCTGCAAAAATCCGCGCCAGTACGCGCATCCAGTCCCATTTTGGTTTGCTTCTGCATCAATTTGTTTCATTGCCGTTTCGACCACTGTTATTTTGTCTTTTTGCATTAACGTTTTCCTTTCCCTGCATAGTTGAATTTCTTTATATACGGATTCCGTTCAGAGAACGGGGTGAAATTCTTCCCGTATGCTTTTTTCAAGATACGGTCTATCTGTTCCTGCTTGTAATCTGCTTCCACGCGTCCAGTCCACGCATCCCCATATTCTTGATCGAGTTCCATAACGCGTCTGGCGATTTTTTCTTGCCGTTGTTCTCCAAACCCTTCTTCATAAAGCGCGATAGAAAAGAAGTCTGCCGCCTTTTGAAAACCGGTGTCAACACCAATGGTCAGTTCAGTTTGCCTTGCAATCGCAAGTTTCTGCGCGTATGTGAGTCCGTTTCCCATTACAATCCCTCCGTATAGCATGAGCGGATTTTACTCCCATTCCAGAGTGAGAATTCCACGGTGTAGAATCTTCTCTTTGGATGAACAAAAATAACCTTTCCGTAGAGTGTCTTCTTTTCACTGTTGAACTGATTTATATTTCGTTCCGGGGCAAAGCTAACGACCTTTTTTACCGTTTGTCCTAACTGTACCATTTTTTCCTCCATCTTTCGGCCGGTAAACCCGACCGTCTTTGTATGCCTTATAACCGGCTTTTATCATGCTGCGGATAGTATCATCTGACGGGATGCAGGATTCATAATCCGTCTCCATCATGCCTTTCCCGTCCAACGCTCTTACGATTTCAAACTTCATGATCTTCCCTCGCCCAGCGGTCATCTATGATCTTCCGCATGGTCGTTTGCCGGTAATCTTCCCGGATAAACGCAGCTATCGGCGCTTCGTCTGGCATGGCCTCGATTTTTTCAACGCACTCATCGTGAATGTACGTTAAAAAGCCGTCGTACCAGATCTCGTCATCCGGATAGATTTCCGCGCCACACCATGCGCACATACCGGTTGCAGTTTCCCGCTGTACATCTTCAAACACTTTTCACACCCCCAGAAGCTTTTTCATTTCAAGGTAGTCCTTGCGGCCTTTTATTACCCGCCGGCTTTCCCCGGACATTTCTACCGGATGGCACTGTTCAATCAGCCTGTCGTAAATGCGCTGACGCCGGATTTCGCCTTCGCCCTTCATCTGCTTTGGGGTGTAATTGCTGGTGATGACCAGCGGCACCTTCGCCCGGTAAAGCGCATCAACGATCATCGTGATATGTTCATTCATGTACTCTGTGTCACGCTCAATGCCCAGGTCGTCGATTGCGATGAGGTCATATCTGGTTAAGTCATCGATGAATTCCTGCTTCCCATCCCACAATGCGCTGATTTGGTTTGTAAGCCGTGGAAAGGTCGTCATCATGCAGCGATATCCCTTTGACACAAGGTCATTCACGATGCAGGCGGCGAAGAAACTCTTTCCTGTTCCGACCGTTCCATAAAGAAGAATTCCTTTTCCCAATCTTCGGAGATAGGGAAAATTCTCGCAGTAGTTCTTCATACCGGCAGTAACATCCGGCCGTGCGCCGTCATCTTTGTCGAACGTGCATTGGAGCATATTACAGTCCGAGTCTGGGAAAGCCAACGTTCGCAAGCTGTCGATTCGCATTGCTTCCTCTCTTGCACGTTTTTCTGCTTCAGCAGCATCAAATGCGGTCCGCATACACTTGCACACGCATGGTACAGTTACCGTCTCCCCGTCCGGGAGTTTTACTTTGCTTTGCCTGAGTCCGTTGCATTTCGTACAGTGAAGAAGCCCGTCTTCTCCAATCTGCGTGTCTTTTACGTCAATCGGAACCTTCCTCGCTACCGACCGCATAACGTTCGAGAATCCAGTTGGGTCTTTAACGGGTTCTGCCTTTGCTTCTGTCTGTTTTCTTGCGCGGAGTTCCATCAATTCTTCCATGCTGACGGTCATTTATAAAAATCCTCCGGGGAACCGTAATCGAGTGGCGTGCTATCTTTCAGAGTTGGACGTGGGTGGCAATAGTTGTTCTGACTCCCACTACGGTCTTGTGCCCTTGCCAACCATGATGTTATGAACGCGCGGACTCCGCGCCTGGTTTTTCGTTTCGTTGTATTCGATTCGCACCAACCTGCCATCTTGCGAAGTTCTTGCATAACATCCACGGCAGGATAAAGTTCGTTCCACTTTGCAACGTCTTCGTCCGTAACATCGAAGAAAGATTTATCATTCAGAATAAGTGAGATTATGGGCCGTGTGGAGTCGGACTTTTCCGGCTCCGCGCAGGAAGTACCGTTAGGTACTTCTTCTATATCTTTCTCTATACTCTTATCTCTATCTCTATTCTCTATCTCTGGTGTAACAATGTTCGCGGTCTGTTCGCCTTGCGTTACACCTTCGGGGAGAACGTCAGCCTTGCGAGAACGGACATTTCTCATGCGGGAAGCTGCATCCGTTTCGCTCCCGACAAGATTTCTGTGATCTGTTAGCACAAGTGTTCCGTCAACGTCTTCATAAACAAGTCCAAACGCCTTGTATAGATTGAGCGCTACGCGGATTGTATCGGCAGAAAACCACTTGAGATCACGTTGTATTTTGGAAATGTCGTATTTGATAACGACCTCACCAATCTGCCTGGATAAACGGCCGTTGGTATTGATAGTTTTGAGGCAAAGCATTTGGTAGAGGACAACATAGTTTGCACCGTCCGGCTGTGACATGAAATAGTCGATGGTGTCGGATGTCATAAAATTCTCTTTCAGTTTCATCCAATAGAACCGTTTACCTGTTGCCATTCAAGATTCCCCCACATCCTTGCGCTCGTAATACGGCGAGCAACACATCCACAGGCGTTGTCTTGCAGCAAGCCCCATGAGCGTTTTGATTTCGTCCATTTCAACTTCTTCAAAGACAATTTTGTTGACATCCATCGGGTCGATATCGTACACGTTATCGACATCGAAAAGAATTACTTTTACCTTCATTGGTTCCATTCACCTCCTGTCAAAACGGCAGATCGTCAGCGTTTTCATCCAGCATCGTAAACCCTTCCGGAACATCAGTTGCGGATGCCGGCACAGGTGCTGTATGGCTGGATTTCGACGTTCCGTCTGTCGGCTTACTCCCGCAGAAGTAGACCCGTTCGGCTACAATTTCTGCGTTACGACGCTTATTCCCATCTTTGTCCGTCCAATTACGGATCTGGAGTTTGCCATCAACCAAAGCCATGCTTCCCTTGTCGAGATACTTCCCAACAAACTCTGCTGTCTGATTCCATGCGTTCACATCGAGGAAGTCTGTTTCACGCTCTTGTCCTTGAGCTGCATAGTCGCGTTCAACAGCAAGCGTAAAACTTGCCACAGATTTTCCACTCTGTGTCACACGCATTTCTGGCTTCTTTACAATTCTTCCTTGCACAATGATTCTGTTTAACATTTTCCACTCTCCCATTTCATTTAGGTTCGCGTGTCGCGCACACAGACGCCGCACACGCTGTTTGTACGTTCCTAGTGTGTGTTTTCACGTTCTGGCACGAAAACGTCCTCTAAACCGCACCAAACGCTTCAAGAGCGGTCAGCGTGCAAAGTACAGCTCCTACAAGAATCGCGCACGCTCCAATCAAGAGATTCCCAAATCGTTCCTTTGCCGTCTGTCCGAAGCGTGAAAACTGAATGAACAACGTACCACCTGCGATGCTTGCGATTGCGGAAAGCATCGCAAAAAGCAAGTATGTTTTTCCGTTCATCTGACGCATTTCATCCCCTTTCTGATGAGTTCACGCTGTCTTTTTGTGAATGACTTCGTTGGGGACAGCGACTTCCTGTTGTTTGCGCTCATTGCCTTGTACATGTTGTTTTCGTCCTGATAGGCCAAATATGCTTTGCACCATCCATGACATCCAATTTCGCGTTTTTCGCACCCTTTACACGGTGCTTGAATGACTGCGGCCATATTTCTACGCCCTCCTATCGGCAAAAGTATATCCCGTCCTGATATGCTACGATTTCTGTCCCTTGAATGTCCTCTGACTGAAAAACCACGTCTTCTGGGAGTAGCCGTTCTCCGAGCAGCACACGTTCCGCGCATTTGTACGCCCGCTCTACTGCATCTTTTTCGCTTGGATTCGACGCACGCTCTTTCCAAATAACGCCAGTCCAGTAGAACGTGTTGTATTGCCTTTTCTGGGTCAGCACCGCTTCCATTGTGTCTGGATACCATTCGCATCGCATCCGATTGAGGATGACATTTCCGACCATGATGCGGGTTTCGTCGCTGCAGTCATCCCCGCCAGCCTCGGCGTAAATTGCCCGTGCAAGCAGTTCGAGGCATTGCGGGTCATCAACGATAAATCCGCCTGCTCCACCGATGCCGTCTTTGGTATGTGGTGGACTGCAAAATTGAGGATAGTCAGATCTGATTTCTGTATCTGCCTCCATTTGCTCCTCCGATTTTTCCTGTTCGTTCAGATTTTCTTGGAAAGCAGCTGACAATTCAACGGTCAGGTCTGACTCCGCTTTATTGGCAAGGGCTTGCTCGATACCGCTTTGATAAATCAGCAGTGTGATTGACACCAGAACGAGGATTATGCAGACGCAGAAAAGGAATTTCCTCATAGGCTTCGTCTCCTTCGCATTTGTTCATTCTTTCTCACGCTCATACTGATTCACCAGCTGTTCTAAATAAAATTGGGCCTTTTTGATATCTTCCACAGGCTTGCCCTTGAACGGATGCCGCCAGATGTACTTGACCGCCTGCCACGCCAAAACTGCCGCCACCGGATTATCCCAGCCTTCAACCATCGCATTCAGGGCGTCGATGCACTCAATGGAGCCTTGGCAATAGTGCGTCGGATGATCTACGAAATTTTCAGCCGGTTTTTCGTCTGCGTCCTGATTCATGAATGCGTTGACCTGCGCCATTGGCTTTTTAGCTGGTGCAGGGAGAACCATTTCCTGATTCCAGCATTTCTCACAGAGTTCTGCACTTGCTTTAGACGTTCCACTACACATTTCAAGCGGGACACTACACATTTCAAGCGGGACAGGAAGAATATCTCTATATGCGTGTGGGCAATAACGTATTCCACCGTAGCAGCTTTTGTTTTCCGCGCCCGGTTCCATTTTCAGCACAAATTCTCTCTGTGTCATTTCTTCACGACCTCCGTCCCGTAATATCTGCACCCGCAGTCAACCGCTCCGCTGAAGAACTGGCTTGCCGCGTTGAAACAGGTGAATTTATCCCATGAGTCACATCCCATGCAGGTTTTCCGGTCGATTTCCGGTTCCTCTCGCGCGGTTAATGGCGTTGTTCCTTTTCGTTCTGACATTTCTTATTGTCCTCTCGTTCAAAATATTTGCATCCACAGTTGACGAAATCTGCACAATGGGGGCTGTCTCCGTTGCAGCATACCCAGTTAAACGGCTCCCACCACTTGCATCCTTTGCATGTATCGCTCATTGTGTTTTATCCTTGACGAAGTAACGCTTGTATCGTGTTGGGTCTCCAAAACGGTCTGTGGCCGTTTCCCATATATCTTCAACCTCATAGCCGAATTTGTTTTTCAAGTCCCAAATGCGTGCTCCAAGTCGCGTGTTGCCCAGTTCTCTGGTCGCTTCCATCTGCGTGATGGAGCCGTGTTCCCTACAATACGCAACGATTCTCTCGCAGTCGTTCATAACATTCCCCTTTCTAAACGTCCACCCAATTTCGGCAGAGCATTGCAAGCGAAACGTAGCTAATAGCTTCACTTCCAACCTCTACCCAAAACTTTCCGTACATGCTAACGAAGCTGATCTCGTAAACTTTCCAGTGTTTAAGCCCGTGGTATCCGGATTTTCCGGTGTACCGCATCCGCACTTTGCTTGCTTTATCGGTCATTACTTCACCCTCCTAGTTCTAAGTTTACTCATGGCAGCAAATGTTTTTTTACATGATTATGTAAACCCTAGAAAGTGAAAAAATGAGGGTGCAATAGGCACCCTCAAACAACATTATGCTGTTATGAATTGAAATCAACCAGCGTGATTTGCAGCCTTATACTCAATTCAGATTACATCGAACAGGCTCAAATTGTCATTCTGTTGTGAATCGTCAAATTCCTTCAGATACCCAACAGAGTCCCGGTAGTAATCGTTGTTGAGTTCAATAGTATAGCCGCGCCTACCAGCTTTTATGGCCTCCAGTGCAACCGTTCCAAGTCCACCAAACGGGTCAAGCACCAGATCCCCTGGATTGCTATACCGATTGATAAGCCTGTCAACGATATCCAGCTGAAGGGGGCAAACATGGTTTTCTTTTCTGCGCTGACTCTGCGTTGTATTGAGCGTTCGCATTCGGTTAATATCGTCCCAAATCTGGTCTGTCCAGCTCCCAGGAGCGACAACCATAAACGTAGCCGGTAGGTGGCCATCTTTGTCCAATTCTTTCGCCAGTTTCACGTGTTCGTCGTAGTTGTAAACAGAGTCTCGGCTATATTTCCGATAAAGTGCCTGAAGTTTTCCCGTGTCAGTATGCAGCAGTTCGTCTTTCGTAATCAGCCGATTTCCGGAACTGCGCCAGAACCCGTGTGCATCGATCTGCCATTGAGCGCGTGTGTATTCGTCCTTCGTCTTGGATACGCGCTCATCCGCATATGCTTTGGAGCGGTCGGTTGGAAGCTTCCGGAATAGCAAGATGTACTCCGGGCAGCCGACGCCCATTTTTGTCCCATCCTTGCACTGTTCAGACCAGCCAAGCCGATATGTCTGATTGTTCTCGCGCACAACATCTGTAACGACCGTAATCATGCCGAAATATGCAAATCCATGCTCCATATAGTGCTTAATGCACATAGCATGAAATGGTTCCATCGTCGGCATACCAGTCCCTGTCGCATTGCCGAAAAGAACACGGTCTTTCACATGGCAGCAGAATACACGTCCAGGCTTCAAAATGCGCAGAAGATTCGGCGTCAGATAGTCCATCTGCTCAAAGAACTTTTCCGTATCCTCATTGTGGCCGAAGTCGTTATAGCTCGGCGTGTATTCGTAATGATTGGAAAACGGGATCGACGTGACGATCAGATCTATGCTGTCGTCCGCCATTTTCGCCGTTTCCTCGCAGCAGTCGTTGTTGACTGCAATCCAGTTTTTGCCCCTGATTTCCACTCTTTCCACTCCTATGCTTCTGGCCATCTCCTGCTTCATGTGCTCTCCAGAAAGGCCGTATTTCTTTACGATCTCACGCATCTGCTCCTGCATATAGTCATGCTGCTTCCATTTTTTCTGCAAAACGTCCCAAATCGGGATCTCTGCCTCCGTATAGATGATGTCCACAATGACCTTCTCCGTTTGCAAGAATCGGTAGCAGCGGTGGATTGCCTGAATGAAATCGTTGAATTCATAGTCAATCCCGACAAAGATCATTCTGTGGCAATGCCTCTGGAAATTGCAGCCCTGTCCAGACAGCTCCTTCTTCGTCGCAAAGAGCCGGATTTTGCCGTCCGAGAAGTCAATCACGCGGCGTTCTCGCTCGTCATAGTCCATCGTTCCGTAAATCTCTACGGTCTCTGGCATAACTCTGTGAATTTCGTGCCGCTCCGCTTCAAGATCGTGCCAGAGGATAAAGCTTGCGTTTGGGTTACTGTCGACGATTTCTTTTGCTAAACGGACTCTTGCGGCTATTGTCTCACGTTTTTCGCGTGATGCCTCCTGAAGATTTGTGGCAGAATCGTTCATCATCTTCACTTGACCATCCCGGTCCGTGATCTTTCCAAATTCGTCGTGAACAACATGCGTTCTGACTTCGAGTCCAGGAAGTTCATATCCCTCGTCAGAATATCCGAGGTCTGACGGTTTTCCAAGGAACAGCGCCCATGAACTGACCCACAGCCAGAATTCTTCTTCACGGTGGGGATAGAGGGTCAGGTTGTTGGTCTTGGTGCTGTCCCGCTTGAAGAACCGTGTAAGGGCCTGTCCGGTGTCCATGACTTCGAGATATCCTGCATAGTGGATGATCTCTTTGTACTTGTTCGGTGCCGGCGTGGCCGTTGCGACCATCTTGTATTTGACACCCTTGAATTTTTGGAGGAACG